TCGGTGAGTACAACCGCACTTTATATTTGTGGGATACTGAGGACGGTTACTATTGTCAAGCTGGCTGCTTTTTCGGTACACAAGAAGAATTTATCGCAGCGGTCGAGCAGAAATACGGCGCGAATCATGCTTATTGTCGCGCCGTAGAATTTTTAAAATCGTTTTAATTGTAAGGAATCAAGAAAATGTTAAACAGAGAACAAGCGTTACAATGGTGATACCCCATACGCCACGTGTTTTAAATATGGGTATGGTCTTGAAACTCACCAGTTGGGACATTTAAAGCGCCCCGAGCCGAGCAAGCGCGACAAAGTGTTACAGTTGATACGCGCTAGAACGAGCGAGGACGCTGCCGACGAGATTTTAAAACTGCTTTAACGTAAAACACCCTTGACGACGCGTCCCGCCGCTTGGTTCGCGTCTACTTCTTGTTGTGACACTGGTCGCGCTATACATCGACACTGATAATCTTGTCCGGGAATAATCGGTGTCCCGGTCGAACTAAGTGGTGGATTGTCCCACCTGTAGATCCCTTTACCGTACGCAGTGACTTTATCCGCTATATCGGCGTGACGGTCACGTACGCGTTGGTCGTCTGAATCTACCCATTGGAAATACTCAAACCCTGCCGACTGTTGGCGCATCTTAGTCAAATCACCGTTAAGCTTTGACGTTTGGTCGCGCGCTATAAGTTTGGCTCGATTCTCAGTGATACCAAATTGTTTAGTTAATTGTTTAGTAATCGCAGCGGGTCGACCACCGGCGCGAACGTTAGTCATCACAATAGATTCGACTTGCGTTAAATACTGGTCGGGTATCGAGCGTATTAACCTAGCATTGTCGAATATCGACGCTTGAACATAATTGTTGAGTTCGGTCGAGCCTGTAAATATGTCGATACCTAGGTCGGTGCGTTGTTCGTTTACTTGGTTAGCTGTACGAACAAAACCTGACGCTAAACGATTGGCCCGCGCTCTAAATTCTGACGTGTTCCAACGAGCTTTAAGCGCGTCTAACGCGCCAGCCAATATCTCACCCCACTGATCGCGCGTAACGACCGTTGCGCTGTCGTTTGAGTATTGAGGTTCTAACGAGCGCACCAACGGCACTATTGACTTGTTAACGTCTTTTTGTATCTCACGTACGATACGTTGTAAATCGGAGTTATACGATATGCCTAGTTGTAACGCCGGCTCAACAGGTTTAAGTTTCCGACGTTCGGTTATTTGATTTAATTGTTGAGCTAATAAATCTTTACTGGTTGTCATAGTTACATCAAAACCCTTTTAAAATTAAATCATAACATTTGTTGACGGTACGTAACAGTTGATATATATTGACGCTATTGTCAAAACTAAACAAAAGGTAACATCATGAAAAAATATACATTAGAAGATTTTAAGAACTTTGAGACTATCTGTGGTCGCATTCAATGCCCAACTGGCGATTATACCGACATTAAAAATTTCCCAGCAAACTGTTCGTTTAGGGAGCGCTGTTCGTTTGGGGAGCGCTGTTCGTTTGGGGAGAGTTGTTCGTTTGGGGAGCATTGTTCGTTTGGGAAGTGGTGTTCGTTTGGGAAGTGGTGTTCGTTTAGGGAGAGTTGTTCGTTTGGGAAGTGGTGTTCGTTTGGGGAGCGTTGTTCGTTTGGGAAGTGGTGTAAAGTATGTGAGCACATATTAAAGGGCTTCAAAATGCGCTCAATGTCGGGACTCGGTGAGTACAACCGCACTTTATATTTGTGGGATACTGAGGACGGTTACTATTGTCAAGCTGGCTGCTTTTTCGGTACACAAGAAGAATTTATCGCAGCGGTCGAGCAGAAATACGGCGCGAATCACAAGTGCATCCGCGCCGTAGAATTCTTAAAATTCGAGTAAACTCATCGCTTCGTCGTGCGTTACACCTTTGTCAATCAAGCGAGTGTAACTATCGGCGAAATCCTCAACGGGCTCCCCTGTTATCGGTGTGGGTGGTTCGTCAAACATGTTAGGATCTTCCAAGTTTTCCAACGCTTCGATATCTTCGTCTTTGAACTGATATTCTTCACCGGCTTGTAACTCACGCTGCACTTGTGAGCGCGTAACGATACTGTTAGTTAAATACAGTTGGTGCTTCTGCGCTCGTAACTGTTCTGCCTGTGCAGTCTCTAACACGTCTGGAGTACTTAGAGGGTTCCACTGATAATCGAAACTATCGGGAAACGTACCGGTCGCCGAGCGCACTAACACTTCATCAATGACGCGTAAACCCGGTGCGATTTTATTAGTTTGTAGCCCGCGAATTGTATTGTTGTAATCTGTTTGATCTCCCTCACCTGTAGCGTTCATTCCCTTAGCGCTCGTGCCGAAAATCTTAGTTAGTGGCATATTCGCACAACCAGCGACGAATACACGTAATTCTTCAATAACGTTCGCAACACCCGACAAGTTTAGCGTTTGGCGGTCTAACTTCTCTTCACCGTCAAGAAGTGCCATGTTGAAAATACTTTTCATTTGGGAGAACATTTCGTAACGTTTAATTATGGCGTTGTCTTGGTCGGACGATAATTCGTCGTTAAGCCCTTCGCGGCTAATCACATCGATATTGGCTTCTTGCATCAACTCAGCAATACCACCCTTGGCGCTAATTACGTCCGATATCTCTTCGATACACTTACGCAACTCCGAATCACCCCAACCTTGTGTTTGTTCTTGAAAACGTCGCGGGAGTTTCGTCCCTTCAAATCGCGCAAAGTGCGAGTGATGAATATTCATCGAACCGCCGCGAATCGTATAGAATTCAGGTTTTAGATAATTGCTGGCCAGCACGTCCCACGTATTAATCGTTTGTGCTCGAGCGTCCCAGCGGTCGAATACTAAAAGCTGTTTCAAGTCGCCGCGCCTGACACGATTGACGTCGAGCGGTCGTGTTAAGTCTTGCCCGGTGATCATGAGGATAACCGCACCACCGTACAACCTCGCCCATTGTGTCGCTTCTTGTACAGCGTTAGGTAACAATAACTCTTGTTCAATCTCTGCAATTTGTTCGGCTTCTTCGCTATTGATACGGCGCCATTCGCGTATAGCATCTTCTGCGGGGACGTCACATATTTTACGTGCTATCCAATTCGACTGGTACGCCGCGTCAAGCTCTTGGAAGTTCTGCAATAAGTCATAAACCCAAGTGTTATGAGTACGTTTCGATTTACCCGTACCCAGCCCGCTTATAACGTTTTGTAACCCGTCTTGATTGTGTGTCATTATTATTTCCCGCAAGTTTCACAAGGTGTTCGTGGTGGTTTGCATTCCGGCATTGGTGAGACCTTCAAATCTTTGACCGTGTGGTTACACCTCTTGCACGTTAACGGCCCGGCGATATCCGACGAATCGAAATACATTTTATGTCCAAACAATTTGCAAAATATACTCATTATGCCGCCCTGTAAAAACCGTTAAGTCTGTCGCGAATGGTGCGCCCGAACGTGAAAAAGAACATGTGTGCCACGGCTTTACATTTTTGCCAAAACGTAACGCCTTGTTTAAAGTGAGTCGCTACAAACATGGAGTCATGTCCGGCCCAGTAACAAGCGGCGAGAAACACTTTAAAACACTTGTAAAGCGCTATACCGATTAGCGCGGCGCCTGATAACGTTAAGAATCCGAATATTGTCACAATGTATCCTCGATATTTGGTTTACCGTTGTGTAACATGCTTGAAATAGCGTCACACATCGTATCTATCTGATCGTCGTTGTCGTGCGCATCATCTGCCGTAAACGCCTCACACTCTTTGATAAACTCATGAACCCAAGGCGCGTTTTCAGGTAGTTTAACATAACCCGCTTCGATATATCCTAACACATCTGACACCCTTGTGTATTTATCAATGTTACGCGGTATTGCTTTGACTGGTATCGCTGGCCTAATGCGTTTTTTCATACGCTGTATTAACTCGGTCCCGCTGGCCTTGTCTTCAATACCGAAATATCGCAAACGCCCCGTGTCGGCGCTTCGGTGTTTATGCCAGAAGTCGGGGAAACGTTTTTCGAGTTCATCGGCTTCAAACTTGTCACGTAATACGTCAATAGCGTAAAGATAACCGTCCTTACCAAGGCCCCAACACGTCGCAACCTGGTAATCGTTAGATTCTTTTTTCTTGAACGCTGTATCACCGAACATCGCGCGGTATTTCATGATTGGCAGTGTACCGTACCGCCCGAAATAATCGCCCTTGATGATCCCGCCACCAGCGATATATGGTGATTGTTGATACAACGCCGTCCAGTTATTCGCGGGCATAATTTCTTTGCGCGATAATAGAAATTCTTTCGATTTATGTTCGGGAAATAGCGCCTCGTCGCTACCAGTTTCACGCGGGTCACGGTTCATCAGCTTGGCGTCGCTGGTGGCTAGCGCGGGATATTTGCACACTTTTATCGAGGGGTTTTTATCGATAAGGCGCCCGATAGGATCGTCAACGTGCCAGCGCGTTAAGATACATAGTAATCCTGCGTGCTCACTAAAACGTGTGAAGAAATCATCTGTGAACCAGTCCCAAACACTGTTACGCACCGTAACACTATTCGCGTCTTTACGCCCTCGAATTGGGTCGTCTATGACGCCGAGATCGAGCGATTCGCCCGTGATAGAACCTTGCACCGTGGTGTTACGAAACGAACCCTCGTGACCAACGTTCTCGATAATTTCGCGGTTTTTAAGGCGTACTGAGTTTTCGCCGTTAATCGCTTTTGCGCGTTTACCGGGTATTATGATGTCCGGGAATACTTTTTGATATGCGGTCGAATTGTACATGCGTTGCAGTGACAGGTTAGCCCTGACACCAAGACGGTCACTAAACGACGTGTAGATTGTTTTATTGTCGGGAATTTTACCGGTTAGCCACGCTATGAAATCAACAATCTGTACGGATTTACCGTGTTGCGGTGGCGCTTCGATTACCAGGGTGGGGCGCTTACCCTCAACTAAATCGTCATAGAACAATTGTAACTGTTGAGCAACGTCACGCTGGAACCAGCCGTCCTTGTTTTTCGGGTGCATGTAACGCCTAAACGCGTAGAAATCGACGCGAGCCTGACGCACTCGTAACTCGTCGATAAGTTCCAGTTTCTTAACGTTTGGTAAGTTGGAATGATAAACGCGACTTATCGCAGCGTTATAGTCCATCGACATCAAGCCCTAGTCGAGCAAGCTCATCTGACAATTGATCATCATCTAGGTTTGCCATTTTGATTGGCCCACCGTTAGCGCCCGTAATTTCTTGCTTCGTTGGGGCATTGTAACCGCACATGTCGCTTATCTGCTTACGTGCCACCATGGCGTCGTGTAGGACAAGCTCTATACCGTGTTTACCCTGTTTAACGGATTTAATGAGTCCTCGGTGTTCCGGTTTAATATCGTCCAAATGTTTAACCGTTAGGATTGATTGGTCGGGGACCATTTCGCCGGTGTTGATGTCCATAAGTTCCCGACCAACGTTGCTAAAATCACCGACATCATAAATCGTAGCGTTAGCGATGACGGATAAGTCGACTAACATTTGGTCGCGACTCACCACTACATGGGCGATGTCGGGGGCGGGATCGACCTTGAACGTATCCATGAATTCCACAACTTTAGGTTTGCTAAGGATCTCATGGGCGAGCGTCGGGCGATTCTTCTCGCTCTTACTCTTCCCCCCGCCGATACGATGAGCGCTACCTAAGTCAGCCCCACCAAGCGATGCGAGCGCAACGCCTCGTTGTAATTTACTCATTTCATCGTATAGCGTTAACTGTTCATCCGTTAGGATTACGTTCCGATTACCTATTGTCACATTCATTGCATTAGCCCCTTAAAATACCGTCCCATAATGTCACAATTGAGCCGTATTGTCACATAACCCCGAACAACGTAATGCAGGGTAAAATTTTGAGGTATCGTAAATCCTTGATTTACCTCTATTTACTATACTATACCCCTATACCCCTATAAGATAAGAGTTGAGAGTATAGAGAATAAGAGGATATAGAAGATAATATGTATAAGCATACATACATTATATGTTAAACAACGATACTGTAGAAAAGGAGTTTAAAAATAGAGGGTAATTACCACTTTTGAGGTAAACCAGACACAGCAAGGGTTTCAAGCCACCCCATCACCACCCCAACTATAAATTGCGGGGTTGATTGTCATCCGAAACATACTGATATATACTAAACTTGTTTAAAATAATGAGGAAATAGTATGCTTTTCTACTTCGACGACGGTCAACCAAGTAAATACCCAACGACGCTTGACGAAGCGATAGAGTATAAATCGAAGCTCTACAATGACGGTGAGAAATGCCCGTCATGTAATTATTCGATAAAATACGTTAAAAATAGCAAATGTAAATACTGTTGCCGTAAAGATGCCGTCACTTTTTACAACTTTCATAATGGTTATAATCCCGTGTGGACAGATGAAGACGGCACGCATTATTCGCAACCAGAAGCTAAAGCGACACCGTTAATCATAACGCCCGAGCAATGGGACGAAATGACTGAGTTGTCGAACGTCATTAACGCTGAATCGGGCCATAGTGTTACACCTGAACCATGTGCAGCTGCCGGCCATGTCGGCGCCAAACGATACGGTAAATGTCTAGGTTGTATTAAGGATAAGGCAAAACCAACCGCAAGACAACAAGCGATAATGGACGGTGAGCGCTGGTATACGCCCGATACGATTTGCCCACGATGCGATCAGATTGCACAAAAGCGCGTCGACAATGGTCAATGTAGAGGTTGTACTGGTAACACTGGCGATACGGATCGACGAGAAACACCAGACAGCGCCATGATGCGTAATGAACCAGACATGGTGATATCACGCCAAGAATCTATCGAGTACGGGTTTAAAGTGTATCGTACCGGCAAACCTTGTAAAAACAACCATACCGGGTGGCGCTATGTCTCCACTAACAATTGTATAAACTGCCTAAGAGGGAAATAATCATGACACCGACACAAATTAAACGCGCTAAGAGATTGGCCGAGATATTGGGTATTACCGACCTTGAAGAGCGTGACGAAAGGTTATTACATATGGATAGTGATGGTCTTCACTCGATTATCCCCGTTGGCGAATTCAATCCAGAACAAGACAAGGCGCTATTGTGGGATTTGATGGTTGATAATGGTTTGAGCTTGTTTAATTATAGTGACGACAGCTACGGAATCGAGTGGAAAGAAATCAATCAAATTTACCACACGGTGTGTACCAAAGATGAGATACCACAAACCCTCATCGACTGCGTAATAGAAATTAACGGGGGTTATGATGACTAAAAAGCTAACAGCAAAATCAATCAGGCAGGGGCAGACGGTTCATCTTGTTAGTGCCGATCGGTCAGTAAGAAAGGTTAGAATATTAAACAACGTTTTTGTATGCGCCTATTCTACTGTTGCCAGCATTATCAGGTTTAACGGTGGCGTAGAAAGCAACGATAACGCAAGATTCATCACTTACTCACGCCGCAAAGCCATCAGCAAAGCTAAAGAACTTAATCGAATGATGGGGGATGCCACGTGAGTAACGTTAAACCGCAAGTTGGTCAAGTTTGGTTAAGCGCTGAATATAACGAGGAAATGACGATTAACGCGATAGAATCCGGGTTTGTTTGGTTTGATGGCATGTCGCAAGAAGAAATGTCAATTAATGAGTATTTCACCTTTATTCCACAAAACGACCTTGAATGGTTGACTGTTAATGTTGATAAGTGGTTTCATGATGATTGCGGATTTATTAGATTAAGCAATGATAAGGTTGAATTTTACACTGACGACATCGATAACGAGTATTGCTCTCAATTCCAGTATTACACCCTCCGACAATGGCAAAACATGCGCTACAAGTTAGGTCTAGATAAAAAGCCGCACATTAAAGCTAATGAGCTGGCAACGAAGTTACGGCGTTGGTCACACAGGGGCCTCAATATAAAAGATATGAAGGGAGGTTATGATGAATAGCTATGACGTACTACGTAAATGGGGTGAAATTTTGAGCTCATGCGAAACAGAAGAGCAATTTAAAAACGCGCTCAATGTTTATCCGCAATACGCCGAAGCCTGTCCGTGCATCGATGACGCTTGGTAGTGCATAATTCACACATGCAGGGTGAAGCTAAATAGAATTGTCCCGCCGCTAAAAGTGGAACTCACCAACCATTCAAGGCGCATAAAATACCCTAAAACAACGAGAGGGGCGATTGCTTTTATATTTATCGGCCCTACACCGCCACAACCAAACTGCACAACTGTCGAAGATTGTATCAATATAAAAGATATGAACGGTTTACATGCCCCCGGTAGTTCTGCATTATAACTTTTCCTACAAGGCCTGATTGGCAAGTTTACCCTGACAGGCACGAAAACCACCTTAACGGGTGGTTTTTCTTTGTGTGAGATAATAAAAAAGCGCCAAACGGCGCTTAATGGTGTAACCAGTGATAAGTGTTATACGTTTGGGTTCTCAGAACACTCTAAAGCGTACTTTCTAAAATCCTGACAACCCGTTTCGACGTGTTCTAGGTTACCGTTACTAGCAGTTTTAAATTGTCCCAACGGAAGAAAAATACGATCAAACTCATTGTGCCAAACACCATAATCTCCCCATAAATCACAAGTCATTTTACCACCGCCTTCGCGATTTTTTGGGCCACACGCCCGACATACTTTTTTACCTTTCAACGATTCGTCATACGACCAATCGTAACAGTCTGAAAGGGTAAACCCTTGGTCCGCACATGCTGTATTTTCTACACATCCACAGTTTTCGCATTGGAATAAACTCATTCCTCACTCTCCCCAAGCACTTCACGCACCCATAGTTGTAGTCGTATTAATCGGTTTCGCGTATCAGTAGCGATACGTCCTTGTTCCTGTGCTATTGTGTCGGCTGTCTGAGCGTCCGTATAGCGCGGCATTAAAGGAGGAGGTATCATTAGGTCGCTGCTTGGTCTGTTCAATTGTAACGGTGGGCATACTGGCGTTGATGACGTCGAGCAACCCGCTATCATTAACACACTCAACAATGTGAGGAACTTTAATAATTTTATCACGGTATTGTGTCCTATATTTGATTAGTTCAACGGTGCGTATTTGCACTTCTCGTGATTGCTCACTAAGTAAGTCAGTCTCAAGCGCGCTAATACGCGTAGATAGTTTAACGGCACGTAAAGTCGCTGCGTCACGTTCAAGCGCCGCAGCTAATTCGAGCTTAGTGGTCGTTACGCTCACGCCATGGCGATAGGCACCGTAAAGCGTCACCCCAACCACAAGTACCGCCCCAACGTAACGGTATATGGCTGGTATAATCATACAGCACACTCCACACATAACTTACAACCTGGGACAGCTTTGCGGCGTCCCTCTGGTATTTTCTCACCGCACTCTTCACACCGCGTGGCACTTACACCAACGTATCTGACGCGGTTACTTAGCGCCGCGTCACGTTGGGCGTTAACAATGCGTTCAGCATCGTCTAATTGATCAGCCATATTAAAGATCCCCCACAGATTAAACTTAACAGTAATAAAAACAATATTTGGCGTCGACCAAGTTCAATATCATCGTTAACAACAACCATAACGTGACATCGATTATCGTCGATGCGTTCGGTTAATAACTCTAATGTTTGACCATCATGACGCCCAACGTATTCGGCCCATTGAGCTTTTACAACCGCTTCGCTTGCTTCAATCGTGAACAGTTTATCAATCTCACAAGTTTGAAGCATGTTAACTATTTCATCATTATACTTCATGATTTATCTCCCAGCCCATGTAATCGACGTAACGAGCGCAAGCGACCTTTGACACGTTTACTTGTTGACGGTTTAACTGTTTCAACCGTTGAACAAGCGGGGCGATCTGTATCGCCCACACTCCACGCTAAACCACATTGACCACACACCATTTGATCGTTTTCACGATAAGCTTTGCAATTATTCATCGTCATCACCTTTCGGTAGTCCAATTAACGCGTTCAAATCTTTAACTTGAATCGCTGGTAAATTAGTAATTTTCTCAATTTTTGCGGGCAACAAGTCTTTAGCTTCCGGCCACTCTTTAAGTAGTTTTTCAACCGTTTTAAATGACGCAACGCTCGCACTAAGTTGAGCGCGTAACGCTTCTTCGCGTTGTTTGACACTCTCGGTCAACGCTTCAATCGCTAAAAATTCTTTAGTTAGAGCATGTTCAGCGTCAAGCGCAACATCACCGGGAATTGGAGAGCGGATAACATTATCAATTTCTGAAGCGTAACTAGTAGCGCCGTTAAAAAGTAACACATCACGCATACCACCGAGGTTAACGCCTATCTCGAAATCTCTACCAAGGTAGAATCCCCCTCGGCGAACTTTTTTAAGACACTGGTCGTTTTGCAATTTTTCAATTTTCGCGGCGGTTTTACTAATTTTCTCGACATTTTCAGCACCGCCCAGCCCCTCAATTCTAACATCTTCGGCGAGCTTGGCGCGGCGAGTACGTAACGTTACCTTTTCTTCATCAATACCCGCGATTTTAACAGCGTTGTTTACGATTTGGCGGCGAATTTCTTGATTTAAACGTGTCATGATTTTTATATCCTTTGGTTAAAATTAACGCCCCGTTGTGGGACGTTTTAAGTAGAGTATCAAGTATTGGCGGCCTCGTCAACAATATTCGCTAACGGATCGCCCTGCGCCGCACTATAATATCTCGCAATCTCAGCGCCACCCGTTAAATTCGCATGAATGTGGCCAGATTTGATATACAAACGAGGTTTACCATTATCAATCATTATCACATTGTTAACGCGCCCACCTTTAAGCCCTGGATGATAATCATAACCTATAGATTTCATTAACTCGCGGCGTCTGTTACGCGGTATTTGATTACTCTTACGAAGGTTATCAATAAGCTTGTCAAGCGCAAACGATGAAACCCAACCACCCGCGAAACCTGTTCTAGATTCCTCGATGGCCTCCATGATTTCTTGTTCAACACTACCCATTGATATTTTAGCCGCCTCAGCTGTACTAGTCGTATCGGGCGCTGTTTGACAACTCATCGTAGGGTTAAACTCGTCAGGTATTGCATAATTTTCTAAGAAGTGAGCAACCTTGGCATACCCTTTATTATTATCAAGCCAGTTGTACAGCTCTGAGAAATAATCGCCCGTCATACCGTCACGTATTAAATCGATTTTTTCCTGCTGCGCACTAAAGAATACACAATAACGTCGATCCTTAGTGGCGTCTTTGATACCGTCTTTATGATTAGAGTTAAACATAAAATTACAACAAATATCGTGCATCGCCTGATCGGTATTCATCGCCCGGCGCGCCAAACGTTTATTTGTGATCATCGGCTTAAGCGTTTCAATCATTTCAAGTTTGTTCGATGGAACGTAAATATCCTCAACACCAATAAACAGCGTATTGAAAAGCCACGCGTTAAACTTCTCCGATATCTCTAGTGCTGGTGGCATATGCGTATAACGCTCACCGATAGCATACGCCACGCAGCGAGTGAACAACGTTTTACCGTTACCAACGACACCCTGTAATAGTGGCGCCCATTGGATTTTATAGCCTTTATATTGGATACACGCAGCCATGTAAGATAACAGTATTGTACGGTCGCGCTCATCCGGCAGCACTTTACTAATGTGAGTTTCAAACGGTGTTATATCGCCGTCGATCACCTCAATATCAAGCGGTACATACGTGTTGACATATCGCCAATTGTTATTTTCGATGATTGAGCCGGTCGGCGACTGCGGTCTAAATGTAAAAGCGTCAGCTTTAGGGAACGCCACGCATTGCGACTCCGTGAATGCCTCCCACGCTTTTTTGGTAGTCTTATCGCCCTCAACGTCCATCATAAAATTATAACCACCATACATCGCGTTGAATTGTTCAGATTTAAGCGTCGCACCATTCGGTGTAAATATCTTATTCATTTCGGCGACGTACACGCAATCTTTGAACAGTTCCATTTGTTGATCGGCAGATAAAAGTTGATAACCTTCTTTGATTTTCGGCGTTGCGACGGTTGAGTTATCCACTAGCTCAATCGGTGCACCAACGTTGTAAAATGAACTCGAACGCGACACCGCGCCCGTTATTGTGCGATTCATATAGGACTTGTGATAATCCCATTTACGACGAACAAGCGCCGATTTGCGCATCAACGACTCAATACGTTCACAGTTACCACCCGTCCAAAATGATAAATGTTGAGCGAGTGCGGCGTCAGCGCCAGATGCGTCGTACTCTCTTACTTCATCAGGATATGAAGCGTTAAGCGCCTCAACATCACCCGTCCATAAATCTTTAAACGTTGCTCTAGGTGCAGCGCCCGCGACATTATCAAAAACGCTCATCGATGACTTAGATTTAAGTGCTTTTTCAATGAGCTTTGCATCGTCACTTATTGGATTGGAATCTTCGCGATGTGTATTGGTCCAGTCTTGGGACGATAATTCGGCGGTTGCTGATGGGAAATAATCCTTGGTGACACTAACTAGCTGATCGTCACACACCGTTGAGGCGTCGCCCGTGATACCTGTACCAGTCATCGCAACAAACCGCCCTGACGTGTAGTATTCAAGCGATAAAGGTATATTTTTACAACCGTGCTGCGGCTCATCGCCCGAGTATTGGCCAAATATATGTAGCCCGCGACCACTATGCGACACTTCAATCGCTGCACCAGCGAAACGAGCGCATAAATCGTTAGCCATTTGTGACCATTGTATACCGTCGTAAGCGTCGTCAATGTCGACAAAAAAAAAGGGATCGTTTTCAGTAAATACAAACCCGACACCGTATTCAGCGCCCAACATTTCGGCACCAGCACAAGCCGTTTCGCTGTCTAGCCAGATTTGCGGATCGTGCGCATCGGATATTTTACCCTCGATGTTACAGGGGAATTTGTCGAATTTACCGGCGCGAGTTTTTGACGCCACAGCTTTCCACAAGACGAACTGATCGAAGCCCTTTAACGCTGCAAGGGCGTTAGGTAGTGACTTCATGAGCTACCCCTTGACGAGTGACTGTAGTGCTCGCTGTTGTAATTCTTCCGGTGCGTTACATGCCACCTTGTCACCCATCGCAACACCTTGTGCGACAATAGGGAGTAGTTCACGTGACACAGCGGCACGCATTACAGCGCGGCGCAATTGCACCATCGTATTGAAAGTATGATTAACTTGTCCCGCTGACACACCAGCGCGATCGGCAATACCGTCACGCGTTAAACTATTGAATCCAGTTTCAAGTGCGATGGCGATTGATGCGGCCAATAAATCATCACGGCGTGCACCCTTCTTTCTATGTTCGCGTTTTTCAGTTGTCATTTTAAAGCCCTTTTATAAATTAATTTGATGACAGTTGCGTCAATATATACCACTATGTCGGGGTCGTCAACTTCCCATCGCTTAAAACAATTACGATATCGTCAATGTAATAAGTGATTAAACTACCCGTTCGACCGCAAGGTTCGCCCAACCACGGCGTAGGATCACAATCGAGCTGCACACTGTGACCCATGGGTAACACCGCAGCGTTATGATAAATAGTTAACCACCATTCTCTCATAATGTACCGCCCCCACTAGCGAAACACGCGTCGCCACCCAACGCTGTAACGAGCTCTAAAAACGTGAGCTGTGCCGTTTCGCGAGGTGTTGCGCCGTACGACCAATCGCCCGCTTTAACCTCGCGAGCTAAAAATTGGCCGATAATAGAACCAACCATCCCTTGCGTAATTAACACCGGCTTAATACCGATGAGGTCAGATGACTTGATGAGTTGATTTTGCTTTTTAGAATCGTTAACAAGCCCGTAGCGAATTAAGCGCCCATTCTTATCGACACAAGCGCCGACATTGTTACGCCATAATCGCGCGCCGACCTGCGACGCCTCTAAACGTAAGTTATTTTGAACAGCCGCCTCACTCAAACCACGCAATACACTGTTAGGCTCTGTGTTGTGGTTTGTCATAATTGCTTGAAGTTCATCAAGCGCAGCACGCGACACACCGTGACGCGCTGCCCAATCGTTAAGTGTTATCATCTAAACCTCCCCAATGTTACACGCGACGCGCTCTAATAAGTCCATCGCGGTGTTAGTTTCTAACGACATGGCGGTTAACCAGTCAGTTTTAAACTTAAGATAAAAACGGCGATAAATCTCGTCGTCTGGTCGACCGACGGCGCGATGATAACCCGCCCACTCTGCCATTACGCCACGCAAAGCAAACTGTGACGACTGATTTGTTTCCATTTTCGACGCAAAACGTTTAACGTGTGACAAGGCGTGATACTGATTAACGTTAGGGTGTAACCCCGCACGATATTCACTCGTTGCCGTTTGTAGTGCATCATCACCCATCGGTATAACATCGCCGCGCATTTTAGCGAGCGTTTCGGCGTCAAGCTCCATTAAGTCACCGTCGATTATTTCGATGTCCGATCTATCCGCCGGCAGTGGTTCGGGTATTCTAGTACCACAACCCGGACACTCTTTTAAATATCGCTCGTACACCATAAAACACTCTTCATTCATACACGTTCTAGTTGGTGTCACATCGTCGTCACCTTTACCGCGTTTTTCTCGTCGATCCAGCGTCCAGTTACGCGGCGAATCGGGTAGACCGTGACGTTTAACGTTACCTGCATGATCTGAATAGATACCGTATTTTTTACCGTCCATCAACCGAAGCATCCGCCCGAAGCGCTGACTAAACAAACCGTAAGATTGTGTCGGATAAGCGTCTTGTACGACTTCAATCGCTGGTAAGTCGAAACCCTCATCAAACAGCGCCACGTTAACTAACACTTGTAACTCGCGCTTAGCGAACTTACGTATAGATGACGTTCGGATAGCGCCAGGTGTTGTGCCATCAAGTGTTTTGGCTGGTACACCACTATCGATAAATTGTTGTTCTAATATCTTAGCGGTCGATACACTTGGTACAAATACCACGGATAATTTACCGTTAAATTTCTTGAGATAGAATTTAACAACATCACCCGTGATTTTCGACTTGTCATCACTTACAACGAGCGACGAATGTTCAATCGCATCACGCACTTGATTTACGTTATAATCACCAGTTGTGCGACTAATTGACACATCTTCCATGTGTGTACCAATATCGGACGGCGGCGCGAATATACGGTATTCCGTCAAGTAACCGTTATCGATAAGAAAACGCATTTTGGGGCCTTCAACCATCGAGTCGAACACGCCGTCATGATGTCGACCAAGCCCCGCATCGTCACTACGACAAGGCGTGGCTGTAACACCAAGTCCCCTCGCATTGATAAATAAATCGGTTGCTTTCATCCACTTGTTACGCTTACTGCCCGGCGCCGCACAATGGTGAGCCTCGTCGACTATCCATAGTGAAACAGTAGGCGCGTAACGACGCAACTCGTCTTTCATGTCTTTAGGTATCGTTTTACCCTTAAGAACACCAAGCGGTGCATGTTCGATTTGTCGTGGTTCACCCCAATAACCGTTACGTCGTGGCCCATATTCCCACAGTGTGCCGTCTGGTCGAGTTTGCACGTACGTATCACCGTCGACACCCGTGCCGTTACGTGCCATGATTGTATCAACACCAGCCACGGCGCAACGTGCTGACGGTTCGTAAAACGATTTACCGAGTTCCGACATGTGACGGGCGACTACCGATTTAATAACGCTGGTTGGGCCAAGTATGCGATGTACAACACCGTTACGAGCAAGCGCGATTGATATTTGCTCTACAAGTTCTTGGCGATGCGCAATAACAATCGAACCACCTTTATTAACTTGCACAAGGTAAGACAAGCAAACCGTTTTACCCGCACCGGTCGGCATTACACCGAGAACGTTACGATAACCCGCATCCCAATCGGCAATAACACCGTCGGTAAGTTTCGACTGGTACGGTCTAAGTTTTACGATATTATTTACCATTTATACGTGACCACATGAACGCTAGTAACTCTGAGTTAGATATGGTGATTACTTCATGATGAAACTCAAGATTAACCATATAGTGCTGCTCATTATTAATAATCGTCCCGCTCACAGTTGATTTTCCCTCCGTCGGGAAATCGTTACCCGATTCTTGGTAATAATTCACATCACCACGAGTCGCCAATATATATTGGTTTATTAGTCCTTCCATTATGATACCCCGTAAATTTTCGAGTATTTAGGAGCTAGTCTAAACATTGCAGCAAGAACATCCACCCTGCACCTGTCAATATATTCCCAATTTGGAGTTTCTAAATGGAGTTCCCACACATGTGAATCGGGGTAGACCGCTACTTTTTGAATGACGTAATTTTCACACTCGAGGTGTTTATATAGTGGTGGCTCATCATTAACAAAACCTGCGCACTCGGTGTAATCCTCGCGTCGGGACTCCAAAGTAATTATTTTACCGTGTAACGGTATAGTGTTTATGTGAATCGTTGTCCCGTTACGTGTACCACCGATAACTAACATATCCATAAAATTTATTCTCTTTTTCTGTTGACAGGTACGTCAATATATAGCAATATGTCGAGGTCGTCAACAATCAATCAAAGGAAAATAGAATGACAATTAAACTCGAAATACCGTCAGATAACGGTCAAGCCCAATATCGTTTTGGTCAAGCACTTGTAGCGCTTGGGGAAGATAACGGGGCGCTAGATACAATCATCACAAGCGGTGGTAACAGTGTTGAATACAAAAAAGAAGCGGATAGAGTGTTATTAAATCGAAATGATAAAACCGTTGAACCTGTTGAACAACTTGATACGACTGTAAACGATGACGCGCTCGCCGCGACTGTTAACAACGGCCCGTTCTTTTGGGTGCATCACGAATCGGATACTACAGGTGCCGTTACAACGCGCGAAGAAATCGACAAGCTTTTGACAGATGGCCAATGTGAAGAAATTACAGAAGATCAACATGAGGAGTTTTGCAAGCAATATGACGCGACCAAAGCTGGCCCAAATGTTAAGTTAGAATCTAACGTCGACAAATTTGGTACTAAATGGGATGAACGCATCCATTCCGAAACTAAATCGAAGACCAACAACGGAGCGTGGAAAAACCGTCGACGCCCTAAAGATATGGAAGTGGCCAAGTGGAACGAATATATCGCCGCGTGCTTAGCTGAACAACGTTTACCACCAGCGACGGAGCAAGCTGCTACACCACCGCCACCAGCGACGGAGCAAGCTGCTACACCACCGCCACCAGCGACGGAGCAAGCTGCTACACCACCGCCACCAGCGACGGAGCAAGCTGCTACAC